TTATTTGTAATTTCGCCATTTAATAAGCAGTAATTACCTTTTTTAGTAAATTTAAAAGTATATAAAAAACCTCCTAAATCGCCAGACTCTATAACTTGTGCGTTAAAGTTTTCGTTTAGTTGTGCGTTTTCAACCTCTCTCAACTCACTAGCCGTTATGTCGCTAGTATTTGCAAGTTTAGTATCTATTAAAGCCTGTATTTGTGCTTTTGTACTCATGTCTTATTAATTTATAAAAAAATCATTTGAATTAAAATGTAAATTTGAAAAGTCGCCCTCTCTAATTGTAAAGCTGTAAGTTTCTTTGTCTGTTATTTCTGAAATTTCCCCAAATAAAGAAAATACTCTAAAATTAAAGTAATATTTTCCGTTTGGTAAACTTGGTAGCGTTAGATTCATTAAGGTGCCCAAAAAAGTAAAATTATCTACTATTTGAGCGTCTGTATCATAATTAAACAAACTAAAAAATTCTACAATTCCTATATTCTCATTAAATAAAACGCTTGCTAAAGCAGGCGGTGTAGTCGGTCTAAAATTACCTGTAGGCGAATAACCAACAGCTGTGAATTTTTGTTTAATTTGATATTGTGCCGTATATTTTTCTTTTGCTAAAAATTGCCCTTTAAAACTTCCAGAAAACTCATTACTTTTACCTTGTCTTTCGTCAGCTTGTATATTTTCAGAAGTTACAAATCTTACACCATTAATATAAACCAAATCGCTATTTAAAGTAGTTTGAATACGATCAAAAGTAAACGTGTCTAATTCGTCAATATTGTAATTGTACTCAATCGCTTGCGTTGGCCTAGCTCTGCGAATGTCTCCGTTACTTAAAGCTGTTACAATTGTCGTGTCTTTTGGGCTTGGTAAATCGTAATAACTTGCTAATCTGATTGATTGGTAAAAGTTAGCTCTATCGTAGCTAATGCCTTGAAAATATGAATAGTTTTTATAATCTAAACGAATTGAATCTACATTGTCCGTGCATAAAAAAGCGTTTGACCATAGTGTTAAATCACTACCTATATGTTTGAATTTTAGAAATAATCTTTTAAAGTAAAAATCTTGAAGTATAGGCGAAATTTCAAAAGCTATTTGATAAATTCCGTTAATATCTTGAAATTCGTTTATAAAAACTTTTTCAGTAATATCCGACACCACGTTATCTGAACAGTCCACTAAAGATACTATATAACTATCGTCAAAGGCGATGTCGGTTAAACTATTGCTTATTTGTAAATATTTTTCATTTGGTGAAATCACAATAGCATTTTTATAAATAAATTGGCTATCTGTCATAAGTTCGCCTTTAGCTTCTGAAAAATCAGTAACTAATCTTAAAAATGACTTGTCGAGCGTGTCTAAATTCATAAGGCTTCTATTGCGTTTATAAGTTCTTCAATGCTGTTATAACTAACTCCATTTACTAAAACTTTATCGTATTTAATTCTGCTACACAAATTTATACTATTTTCATCAAAAAATTGAATAAAATCATTAAAAATATTAAAATTTTTCGTATTAGCAACTTTTTGACTATATCCAACCTCGTTAATAACTAATTGGTTGTTAATAAAATCTACTCTTAAAAAATCGCTTTCATTCTTTACTTCTAAAGTTAATGTCATTTCTTCGCTATCCCAAACATAATCCAAATCTTTAATATATCCTTTAATTATTGAGCCTTTAGGAGACTGTATGCGAATAAACCCCCTAATCTCTTGAATATCTTCTAATAATTGTACTGCTTTTTCAAAACTGCATTTAATTTTAGTTTTGTAAATATCTTGTGAAAGAATTTTAAACTCAGAAATATCCGAAATGTTAATATCTGCGTTTTCTTTTATCGGTAACGGCTCGCCTTGAAATTGAGTTATACATTCCCCGTTTGCCTTAAAATAAGTGTTCTTTATTTTCTTAGTAGGTATAAATTTACCATAAGTCGCTAACACGCTAAACCAATGGCGCATATTACGTTTTATCGAATATCTTAAGTTACCGAAGTTATCCGAGTTTCTTAAGTTATTGCTAAATATTAATCCCTCACTTGTTCTATTTGTATAAAGCACATCAGTCAAAGGATAATCAATTGTAAATACTGTGCTTCCTACAAAATCAACACCAGAATAGCTTAATGTTATGATATTTATAGTAACATCAATTACTTTTCTATTTACGCCGTTCACAACTAACACATCTCCAACTTTAAAACCTAACAAAAGCCAATTAAAAGCCCTATCTGACAATATTTTAATTTGCCCTAACGATTGACTTGTTTGATAATCTAAAGGACGTGTAAAGCTATTTCTGCTGTTTGGCGCTAACTGAACAACATCAAAATTAAAAATATTATCATCATCACTTGTTGAGTTTTCGTTTATAGAAAATACCGCCTTTCTTGCTACTTCTGTAATAAATGGATCTCGTATAAATGGTAATTTAAACGACTTTGTATTTATAGAGTTTTGAGTTTGCGGAAACCACTCGCTATCTGTGTGAATTGCGTCAATAGTGTTTCTTTCGTTTCTGTCTTGCTCATATTTTTCATATCCGAATACGTACTTATTAACTAAGTACTTTTCGTTTTTCACAAAATTAGAATCATATGTGGCATCTTCTAAAAATCCGCCCATATCTACATTTTTGTAAAAGTCTGGATATTGACCTGCAAAAATTCTATCTTTATTTATTTGAGCATAGGCACATTGTTCAAGTAAAGCCTCTTTTGTGTCTTTTAATTTAATGTAAAAAGGTTTTGATAAATCTTGTCTAATTAAATTCTTATTAAACAAAAAGTTATCGTAAAACTCGCCCCCTACATCGTATTTAGGTGCATCTACTGGCAAGCTCCCAATAGCTTTATAATTTTGTTTAATTAAATCAATCCATCGAACAGCGTTTATAACTGAACTTATGGCCGTAGCCGTTAAATCTATATCGATAGTGTATTGCTCTATTCTTGTAAACGCTTCAAATCTTGGAACAGTACCTATATTCGTTGCACTTTGCCTAACTTTTGATTTAAAATAAATCCATATAAAAGCACCTGCTGGCAAATAGTCAATTGTAAAAGTTTGGTCTGCTATTACGTTATTTGCTGTTTGGTTCTCGTCAATTGAATAGTTTATAGGTAAATAACCACCTAAGGGAGAATTAACGTCATAACCCCAACGAATCTTAAAACTTGTTTCTACAAAACCATTACCGCCGTTATCAACATCACAAACCTGAGATAAATCTAATCCCTTAATCCTTATCTTAACGTTGCTTATGTCATTTTTAGCCCTTACATATGCAAAATTACTAGCTGCTAAATCGTCAAAATCCCCTATCGATTCTGGCAACTTTAAAGTTTGCTCTAAAAAAGATAAATCATCTTCTATGCCTGCTTTACTAATATTCTGAGCGTTGTTATAAAAATAGTAAGTCGTATTTCCATCTCCTAAAGAATTTAAATTTTGGTCGTAAACGTTAGGTGATGTCCACGTTGCCTCTTGATAAGTTGGCTTCGCTTTTAAGTACATTTTTTGTACAGGTATAGCGGATATAGCTTTATCGTCTAAGTCTTTATTAGCTAACAAATCGATTATAATATCCTCACGCTTTTTTATAAGTGATTGGTTGTTGTTTTGAATTACTCGACATTTTATATAACTATCTCCGTCTGTTATAAAGTTTTCGCTGAAATCAAAATTACCAGTAGTAAATGAAACACCATCTTTTTTTAGGATATATTTTACATCAGCTTCGTTCCCTAAATTGTTGTTTTCTTCATTTAATAAATCAAAACCACTAGGCAAATGACTAACTAAAACACCATCGTTATTTTGATATGTTTCTGTTGGTTGCCCGTAATTTTTATAAAATTCAAGTTGTACCTCTTCATTTCCGAAAAAAGTATCTCGTGCTATATCGTCCTGAACCGCCTTAAAATTAGCTTGTATAAAATTAACTGGTTCGCATATTTCATATTCGACACCTCTTATTTCTAAGAAGTGTCTAAATGAATTTGTATTTATTGGGTTATTCATAAATTAAACGTTTTTGCCTTTAAAGTAATCCGTGTTAATCGGTTTGTTGTTTAAATACACCTGAGTATTACCGCCTTTGTTACTTTGCATAGATTTGGCTAATTTACTAATTCCTGCGTTAAAATCCTCAGTAGTTAGTGAATTTTGTTGCGAAATAGTTTCTATTGTTGAGCGCATTGGCTGTATTCCTGCACTAGATAACTGTTTGTTAATTACTTCGTTCCATTGGTCGTGCGTAAAAATTTGTGTTCCTTTTGGTCGGTTCATTATAACGTTTCTACCTGTTGGTTTTTCTATTTTACCGTCTGGCGTTACGATTGTTTCTCTATAATTTGCGCCTTTACCGTCGTTAACCATCATTAAGCCACCGTCGTGTTCTCCACCCATCCAGAATTGAGGGATTTGCTGACTTGCTATTAATGCAATTTGAGCCGCTCCGATAACACCAATAGCAACCGAAAGAGGTATATTTGGCAAAGCCGCCACTACAGCCTGAGAAGTGTCAATAATAGTATTAAATATTGCTAAACGTTTTTGTGCTTCGGCTTCTCTTCTAGCAATAGCTTTGCGCTTTTCTTCTGCTTGTCTTTCAATTTCTTCTCTAGCTGTTGCGCTATCTCCTGCAAATCTTAAAGAATTTTCTTTTTGCATTTCAAGTCTTGTGTACTCTGCGTCGAAATTAGCTTGACTAGCATTTGAAATAGTGTTAAACGCTTCTTGGAATGCTTCGGAAATTGCTAAGGCTGTTGTTTTTGCGTCTTTTCCGAAATCCTTTATATTTCCTCTGAAAATATCTAATAATTTACTGAAACCACTTTCTGAGCTAAAACTATCTATAAAGCTATCGAAATAATCTGTATTTGCTTTTTCTGCTTCTTTTGTTTCATCTTTTACGCCTCTAATAGAATCTATTAAAACCTGATAAAAGTCAATTTGTCTTTGATATTTTTCAAACTCTTCGTTATTCTCAACTTGTGTTTGCTGTAACGCTTTTAATTCAGCTTGTAAACTTTCGTAATACTCAATTGTACCGTATTTTAAAGTTTTTTCAGTTTCTTCATTTGATTTTTTTTGCGCTCCCGTTAAAGTTTCTAACCATTTAGTGTAAAAAGCAATACCGCCACCGATTTCTTTGTATTCCTCATTTGTTTTTGCTGTTTTACTTCTTGTTTCTTCTAATAAAGAAATTTGCTTTCTAAGCCATGCCTCAGTTCCAAAAACTAGCTTTTCCTCTTCTTTTTGAATTTTTACAGTATTTGCTTTTGTAGCGTTATAGTTTTTAGTCTTTTTATCAACTGTTTCAACTACTTTGCCGTAATTATCAGCGCTTTGAGAAACTTCTTTCCAAAAACCTATCTCGTAATTATACTCTTCAATCTTCTTTTTTAAAGTACGCTCTCCTGTTCCAATCCCAAAAGCTCCCTTAATTAAATTTGTAGTTCTTTTGGCTTCAATTTCTGCTAATTTTTTGTTTAGCTCTTCTACTTTATTTGTGTATTGATTTATTTTAGTATCTGCTAAATTTCCTAAACTTTCAGCCTGCGAACTACTAGGGTTTAATTTTCTGTAAAGTTCCGTTAATTCTTTTTGCAATTTAGGGTCGTTATACCCTGCTATCATTAAGTCTTTAATATCGGAAATCCTTTTTTTAATAGCGTCTTTTTCCTTTGCCGTAAGCTCTATGTCGCTACTATTTAACTTGATATTTTCTTCAAAGAATTTTTTACCTGCGTTAGCCCCTTTTTTACCTGCTTGCTTGTTTAATTCATCCCAAGAAGTATTAACACGTATTAATAAGTTTGCAATATCATTTAAACCGTCAATTATAAATTTAAAAAACTGACTAATTCCGCCCGTTTCACTTTCATTTAGACTTCTTACAAACTCAGTCCAGCTATTTTTTAATCTATTTTGCGAGGCTGTTAATGTTTCAACTCTTTCAATAGTTTCAATGCCGTAAACTTTTTCTAATTCACGTGCGAATTTCGGTAATACTTCATCAGCAAGTAATTTACCGTCTTTCATTAGCTTACCAAGTTCCTGTTCAGTAACTCCTACCGCTTTTGCCATAATTCCAAATGCACCTGGCAAAGCTTCGCCTAATTGACCTCTCAATTCCTCAGCGGATACAACACCTTTAGACATCATTTGATTAAGAGCTAAAAACGCACGCTCTTGGTTTTCAACGGATAACCCCATTGTTGCCCCAGCTTTTGAAACACTTCTAAAAATGTCCTCAATTTCTTTTCCAGATATTTTATCTTTGGCGCTTACGTAAAACTGAGTAAATTGTTTTGTTAATCCATTAATGTCTAAACCATACGCTTCTGAAACTTCTCTTAAAAACTCCTGACTTCTTGCCATTTGTTCCTGTGTTCCTGTTACTTGTCTTAGCGCATTGTCTAAGGTTTGTAATTCCTTAGTTGTTTGAAATATGCTCGTTGCAATTCCTGCAAATAAAGTAACACCGCCAGCGATTCCGAATGCACCTATTAAATCCCTTAAACCAGAAAATGCTTGTCTGTAATTACCAACATTACGGTTAAATCTACCAACAGCACGGTCGGCGCTTTGAATCCTTCTATCTAATCCTTGAAAATCTCTTTGCGCCTCTCTAATTTCACGGTTGTATTGTGATTGTGTTTGGTTGGCTGTTCTACCTCTTGCGATTAAGTCTTGTAATCTTCTGGATGCGATTTGATGCTGTGCGTTAAGATTATTGTAAGCACCAACTAACGCACTTGTAGCCCTTGTTTGTCTATCCGCATTTTGGGCTAGCTCTCTTTGATTTACAATTTCTTCTGACGTTCTTTGAGCTCTCTCCCTTGATGCGCCTGTTTGTCTTTGTCTTAAACTAGCTAATTGCGTTTCCACTTGCAATAACCTTGCTTGTGTTTCTTGTAACGCTCTATTTCTATCTGATAATTCAGATAGTAAACGTAAGTATTGACTCGGAATATTGGAAAAAGAACTCGTATAATTGGCTACTGCAGTAGCTCCCGAATTTAATCTTCTTATGTTTTCGTCTAAGGTTTTGTTTAGTTTGTCAACTACTCTTTCTAAGTCGACTATGTTATCTTTTACTTGCGCCATCTTGTCGTTGTTTACTTATTTCTTGTGCTTTATTTAATAATTCTATCCACTTTATAACGCTTGTTCTTGAAGTGTTTACTTCACGACCTAAAACCTGTTCGACATCAACTAACTGTTTTTCGAACGTATAACTATTTTCTTCAAATTTATCATCAGTTTCTCCGTATTTTCTGTTATAGGTAAGTTGATTTGATTCTATTAATTTAGAAATAATATCTATATTTTCATCTATTGTGTTGAAGTTCCCGAATTTCACGTGTTTTGAAACTAATTTAACGCAATCATAAACTTCATTTTCTTTGTCTAAAGGTGATTTTATTACTTTGTAGTTTTTTTTAATTGACTCCAAAGTGTTTACGCAATCTTTTAAAATTAAAATCTTTGAAGAAAGTTGTATTTTTTCTTGCGTTTCCCTTAGGTTTTTCTTAGCATACGAATTATTTAACTTTAAAAAATAATCATCGTAAAGCTCGCTAAACTTATCACTAATAAATTTGTTTTCTTTAGATGTGTATTTTTTATTTTTAGTATATTCCGTGTCTAACAAATAAAAGTTTTGATCTGTTAATATTTCGTTCCAGAGTTCAATATTAATTTGGCTTAAATTCTGAAATATGGAAATACTCGGAAGGTTTTTCTTTTCCAAAAATGATTTTAAAATATTCTTTTCGAGTAACGCTCCAAACGCTATCTTTATCTTTTCTATAAACATAATATTCAGTTCCTAAATTGTCAAATTCTTCTTTTTTTCTCTTCACTACAGCAAAAAAACTGCTGTCAAATGATTTGCCACAAGTTATGCATCCCATATCTTTTTTAAATAAATTTCAAAAGCGTTTAAATAAAGCTCATCAAATAGTTGAGTCATTTGTTTATTGCTCATGTTAAAATTTTCAATTCCGTATTTATCAGATATTTTATCAAACTTACTATCGGTAGAAAATATCTCGTACTCTTTGTTGGTTTTCTTTTTTATAGTCAAGCCTCTACCAAGAGCGCCAGTCAAAGTTAAATCGACATTACCATTTGCGGAAGAATTCATACCTACTTTAAACATCCTGTAAGATGAGCTTCTGTAATTCCCTATAATTCCACCATTAGAGTCCTTACCGAATAACCAGCGGCACCGAATACCCTCAACTATTTTATTGCTATTGAATATTATCAGATTCCCTATCGTTTGGGGTGCTCTGCTTTTCTCTCTTTGCGCTTTTTGAAGTAGTTGGCTGTAGTTCATCTTTTACTAATTTTGAAGCCTTAATAAGCGTTGTTAATTCCTTTTCTGTTCTTGTTGGGTTTGCTTTTTGTAAAATTGGTAGTAAGGTTTCTTCTGACCATGTTACAATTTCTGAAAAATCAACGTTTAATATTTTCATATACTTTTGTTTTAAAAAAAAGCCCCTCTGTACAAAAAGAGAGGCTTTAATATTATTAATCTTTTAAATTAAGCTACTACAATGGCTTTTTCAGTGTTTGACTTGTAGTATTTAAGTTCTAAATCAGATTTAACTCCGTTTATTGAAACTTCAACTAATTCACCAAGCACTAAAGCGGCTGTAAAAGTTAAAGTAATAACTTCACCAGCTAAAGAAACCGCGCTAATAGTTCTAGCCACACCTCCTACTTTTAAAGAAAAATCACCAACTGAACTAAACAATGAAGCGTAAGAAATTGAATTATTGCAATTATCAGATAAAGAAATAGAAATAGAAGTGTCTCCAACTTGTGGCGACGCTGTATAACTAACTTTAGTTTGTATTACATCATCAATTTCAACAGGGTTGAATCCTAACGCTGTGTAAGGAATGAATACCCAATAATCCGTAAATTCTTTCGGGTCTTTAAACTGCATTGCGATTCTTGAAAATTCTGTATCAGTCCCTGATAAGAATTTAAAAACGTTAGCGTCTAACATCCCTAGATCAAAACCTTTTAACTTTGTCCCTTGTGAGTTAGTCGTTAATAAAATACCGTTAGTGAAATACAATTGAGCATCCCACCTGTTAGAACCTTTCAAAGATTGTAGGGCTCTGTCGAAGCAATAACCATTTCTGTAATTTACGTTGTACATTGGTTTCCCTTCACGAACCGATTTCATAAAGCCTTGTGGCGAAGTGTAACGCTCATTTTCTGGTGTTGCGTCTTCAAAACTATCAATATTTAGTAATTGATGTAAATTTCCTGCTGTGATTAAATCTCTGAATAATTGCTCGGTATAACCGTTTGCAGTAGTTGATAAAGTAAGTCCTTTGTCATTCAATCCGAAACCAACAAGGTCGCCTAAATCCCCGATTGGACAAGTACCTACGCCTGCCCCGATAACAACACCTTCGCATTGTCCTAATTGTTGAAATAATGCCATATTATTTTTATTGTTTTAAATTAATATACAATTTGGAGAAATCTCCATTTTTAATTTTAATATTTTTGCATCTACAAAATCAATTGTAGCGCTTTTTTTGCCTCTTTCTGTTGTGTTTTTAAAGTCCAAATCATCTGAACTTTCAACTCCAAAATTTGGCTCATCATAATCTGGTAAAAACTTTGTGCCGTTTAATAAAGTGGTGTAAGGGTTTTTTCTTAAAGTTTCATTTACCATCTTATAAGTTGGCTCTAAATATTTTAAATAAGAAGTGCTAAACCTCTTATCATTCATCATACTTGTTTCCTTGTTACCAAAGAATAAATATAATTGACTATCTACTCTAATTTTACCATTTGCAAGGCGTTCATGTGGCGCTATTACATACCATATAAGTGGGTATTTTTGTTGCTGTACTCTCATTTTTTCGGCTACCCAAAAGTTAAATTCTTTTTGATCTCCAAAGTGAAACTGAACAGATACATCATCTTGCCCTACTTTTATAGTTTTGCCATCAAAAACCTTTTTTAAAGCCATTGCTACAATCATATACCTAACTCATTTTTAAAGTTTAACGGTCTTGCGCTATAATCCGGATAATCTATTTTGTTATCCATTAAAAACTGCAAATAACTTACATACCCGTTATTACTATTTTTATTATAATAATCAACGAATAAAACACCTTTATAAAAATGATTTATTGGCTCATTGCAGTAACTACCTTGATACATTTCTACGAACTCATTCCAAACTTCTACTAAGTGTTGCGTAGGGTTCACGTTAATGCCGTTTTTAGGCATGACTACTATTTGCCCCATTGGCGAATTAATATCGCTTTGATAATGATTTACGTATGTGTAATGCGCTAAAATAGAAACTTTATACAAACCTTGTTCGTACTTTAATCCCTGCCAAGTATAATCTTTTCCATCTTTAGTATAAGTACAACCGTTTACCAAATTTAACCACTTCTGAGGTGCTGTGTTACTCAACACCCCGTCTGTGATATTACTGTCTAAATCAGAAAATAAAACATTGTTTAAAGTCATTTGTAAAAACTGACGTACATATCTATCAATTGAAACGTTTAACCCTACTAATTCAATAGAGTTGTGTTCTTCGATATTTGGTATCGAAATTGATTTTAAAAAATATGTTTTGTCAATTAAATACATTTGTTACTTTTTTGTTGTTTTCTTTACTTCTTTTGCTTCAAATAATTTAGCTACTTTCAATTCACTAACAAAAATGTTAGCAATATCCCTGCTAAAAGTTCTTATTTCTCCTTTTTTAATACTTTCAAAATCGGCAGTAAATTCGATTTGTTTATCTGATTTTGCCATATTTTAAAATATTAAGTTGCTAAAGTTGCTAAAGCAGTTGTAATGTTAGTTACTTTTCTAAATCCTCCTTTGTCAGCTTCTCTAATTAAGAATGCTAATCTTTTACGAGCTTTTAAAGTCATTGCGTCTTCAATAAATTGATCTCCTACCATTCCAGTAGATAATTCAACTCCTCCAGTTTCGTAAATTTTAGCGTAACGAGTATCACAAACTACCAAAGTGTTAGCAGGCGCAATATTGGATTCAATCACTACCATACCGTCAATATTTCTACCGTCAGCAGAAACAAATGGAGGCAATAAATAGTTATTTTCTCCGTCTTTTTTCAATTTCATTTGGTTAATAACTGACTTACGAGCAATAACAGCGTTAGGCATATATTTTGAACCTCCTACTGTAGTAATGTCCTCAGATACTTTGATAATTAAATCATAAATATTTGCGTCAACAATTCCAGAAGCTACAGGCGTATAAGCGGGGGATGATTGATATAAACCTACTAAAGTGTTAGATGCACCAGTACCATTACATAATTGACTATCAACTACTAATTGTACGTTAGTGTCTAAAAATAAAGATAACTCAGAAGCGAACATTGCTTCGTCTTCTAAAAATTCCTCAGTAACAGGTAAAGTGTCTCCGATTTTTTCTAATACGATAGATCCTTTTTTGAATTTAGCAGTTGACTCTGGAAAAGTAGCACCCTCAGCAACCGAAGCAGCCGCTCTCGAAATAGTATCCTCATCCCAATCATAGTAACGAATAGTTCCGTTGTGGTTTGAACTAGATACTTGTACTTTTGGAAAAATATCATATAAAGATAATTTTCTAGTGGCTAATTGTCCAATGTCAGTTAAATCAACTGCTTGCTGGTTGTTAGCGATAGAAGCTCTATTTGAAATTGCTTTTAAGGTAACTGATTCTTTTGTTTCTCCTTTGGCAACTTTTGTGATTGCTTCTTTGTTTTCTGCGATTTCGCTTTTTAATGTTTTCACGCTTTCTTCTCCTTTAGATCCTTTTTCTAGTAATTGTTTAGCCACTTCCGCCCCGATAACATCGTTTAGGTTTTTGTGAGCTTCGGCAATTTGAGCCTTTACAGCTTCTGTAATTGTGCCTTCTAATTCTTTGGCTTCGTGTGCCTTTAATTCTGTTTTGTATTGGTCCAACTGCTCAGCAGTCATAGCTTCCAATTCAGACGTGTTTTTGTAAACAAACATAAATTTTAATTTTAAATTACACTTAATTTTCTTTTGACTTCCTGAGTGTCTTTAGACGGCTCTTCTTTTTGTTCAGAAGTGATTATCTCGGCTTCTTCTTTATTTTCTTGTTCAATCATTCCTGTAGCGCTATTTGAACCAAATAATACTAAACTACTTTCGTAAACGTTTTTAGCTTCTTTTACTACCCAAAAATAGTCTGTATTCTCTACTTCTTCCTTGTTGGCTATTTGTGGGTAATATTCATCATAAACGGCTTTTTGCTTTGCGTATTCTTTATTTTCAGTATTAAATGCACTTTCAATGTTTACATACTGCATTCTAACACTAGCCTCTAACTTATAACCATCTTCAAGCCATTGTTTAGCCTCTTTGTTGATTATTTTGTCTTTAGCAACTTTGTAAATCAAAGAATAAGTTTCGCCCTCGTAAGACTTACCAAGCATAGAAAAAGGTATTTTAGCAGTCATTAGCTCGACATCCTCTTTCATTGCAATGATTTCAGAACGTTTTAATGTATGATCGAATACTAAAAATACTTTGCCTTGCTGCTCTTTAACTGTCTTTTTCCAGTTGCCGTCTACATGCATATCGTTATGAGAATCCAAAACATTTGCGGAATTAACAACAAAGTAGTAATAATCGTTATCAAACTTTAAACCCTTATTTGCATCAGAAGTTAAAGCTTTTTCAATTCCTTTTTGATCCGTTACGACTTGCAGCCCTTTATCAATAGATTTGTAAATTTGTCCTTTCTTTTGCGTATGAATAAGAGTTTCATTTTCGACTAATGCCTTAAATAAATCCTCTTTATTGTCAAATTCTTGTTTTAATTCTTTGCAGTATATCATTTTTTTACCGTTTTATTTTTTAGTAAAATATCTTTTCTTTGTTCTAATGCTTTTTTCATTTCTGGACTAATATTTTTATCGTCTAGCATTTTATTTACTTCTTTAATATCCATAAAAAAATTATTTTTATAGTCTCCGTA